CAAGGTTTAAAAGGTGCACCCGGTACCGATGGAGAAGATGGGGCTACCGGTCCTACCGGACCAACAGGTCCAACAGGTCCAACAGGATCACCCGGACCTCAAGGAAACGTAGGTAGTGAAGGATCACCCGGACCACAAGGTCGTCAAGGACCGGCAGGAACAGGATCACCCGGACCACAAGGTCGTCAAGGACCGATCGGAGCACCAGGTGCAGATGGGGAAGGTACTACCGGAGCACAAGGGCCAAGAGGCTTTCAAGGATTCCAAGGCCCCCAAGGACCTAAAGGACTTAGCCCTTTTACAGGACAGCACCCAGTAGTGAAATCAGAATTCTTTCCGACCGGATCTATACTCAGTATGGTTGGAAAAATTGTTATCTCAACAGGAGAGTACACTAATTTAGATAATTCTAACGACCCAACTATCGTAGAATCCCTTCCTCATGTAGAGTTGGCTTCTACGGCTAACGATAAAAGAGTATTTGGGGTTATCTCTGACTTAGCAAACGACGGAGAGTACACAGAAGTGTACTACGGAACATCCAGAGTACTGATTAATTCACTGGGAGAGGGTGCTATGTGGGTATCTAATATTTCAGGTTCGTTGGAAAACGGCGACTATATTACAACCTCCGGTATAGAGGGAATAGGAATGAAGCAGTCTGATGATATTTTACACAACTATACAGTTGCAAAAATAACAGAAAATTGCTATTTTGATAATACCTCTAGATACATTGAATTTGAACACTCAGGAAGTACATATAGAAAGCAGTTCGTCGGAGTTACCTATCACTGCGGATAAAAAGTTTTGTATTGCTACTCTTACACATTCTGCTGAAGGTAGGATTAAATATCTTACCCAGACGGTCGAAATGTTTATGGCTAATACAACTATAGATACTGTAGATTGGTATATACTTATCAATGGTTACACCTCCGAATGGGATGTGCACCTAGATATACTATCTAAGAACTATCCGTCCGTAAATTTTCATATATTCAAAAATAAAAGGAACGAAGGAGTAGGACCTGGGATCAATAAACTAAACAGCCTAGTACGCGAATTTCGGTATGTTTTATTTTTAGAAGGAGATTGGCTATGTTTGAACGATAAATTAACAAATATTAAAAAGTCTTGGCTTCAACAATGTATACAGTTTTTAGAAGAGAGAGATGAGGTAGATGTAGTACATTTACGAGCTTGGACTAATGATATAGAAAGTAGACAGTATGGATATGCTTACGATCTAGTGAAAGAAAGAGTCAAAAAGATAGAAGTATATAAGGATTGTGAATTTATACATCTAGATAATAAGGTATATACAAATAATCCTTCAATTAGGAGAAATAATAGATTCTACGAGCAGGGAGTATTTCCTCTTGCTGAATTCTACGATAATAACAGGATACCTCTAGAAATTAAAGGAAATCTAGAATGGGGACAAGCTGAAATTTTAGCAGAACCTAAAGGTGAATTATTAAATAGCTACTATCTTTCTTTTGGAAAGTTTGTACACGGAGACCACTGGAGATTTGGAAATAATTGGGAGGCGGTTTTACAATCTAGGTTTATATGCGATGTTCATGAACATGGATGTAAGTATGGATTCTTAACACCAAGAAAATGTTTTTGCGGGCCATGCAGAAAAGTCAAAGATTTTACAGACTTAGTTGATCATGATGAGTATTTTGTAAGAACGGTGTTACCTGAGATTGAGACAGTAAAAAAGTACTCTAAAGAAGAGCTAAATGAAATTTTTTCGCAACATGGATATGAACTAACAACCGATATACTAAAAGATCTCGAATCAACTGAATTTATCAATTGGCACGGTATTAATTAATCTGAAAATTATGCACGATTCTAACTACTCTGAGGTAAAATGGTACGTACAGGACCTGAAACGCGTGAATACTGGTACTGTATCTTTAACAGGATGGGTATTACACAAAACTGTACCGGTTTCTAAACTTTTAATTAACGGTAGGCACTATGAAATTAACCTAGTACGTCCCGATGTGGACGAGGTATACAAAGAAGAAGCTCAAGCCTTTGGATTTACGATAGAACTTCCGGTAAAATACCTCGAATACAATGTAGACTTAGAACTAAAAGATGGACAGGTACTTCCCAATATAGGACGTTTAGGTACATGGCAGACTTTGGATAGCAGACAAGCTACAGGTAAATTTTCTTTTACCAAGAACAAACCCTCAATCGTTGTTGTAGATAATTTCTATGATGACCCTGATGAAGTAAGGAAGCACGCTTTAGATAATTTTACATTTCAAAAAACTAAATACCACAAAGGACATAGAAGTGAAGAGAGTTTTATAGTAGACGGTACTAAAGAATACTTTGAAACACTACTAGGTCTTAACATAGTCAATTGGAACCACGATACTTATCCGAATGGCAAGTTTCAATGGTGCGGCGCTTCCGACCCTATTGTATATCATGCAGATACTCAACAGTACGCCGGTATAGTTTTCCTTACACCAGATGCACCCCTGAGAACCGGAACACGTACACTGAAAAGTATTTTGACCGGAGCCAGACACATAGACGATAGAGTACAGGATGAAAACATATTTAAAAATACTTTTACAGGAAGAAGTAGTACTTTAAATTTTTACGATGGTACAACTTTTGAGACAGTAGATGATATTGCTAACCTCTATAACAGACTAGTCCTCTGGGACTCACGAACGCTTCACGCTGCATCTGCCTATTTTGGAGATTTAGCAGAAAATGCCCGACTTTTCCAATTATTCTTTTTTGATACCGAGGATAAATAATGAAGATACACTACATTACAAGAGTATCGAGAGGTTTTGATAACTTACTTCCAATTGCCAATTCTATATTTCCTGCCCCTCCTGGTTTTGAGGTACAATGGCACTTGTTGATAGATACTGCCAATCTACAAGAAATAGATACATCGGAGCTACAGAAGATATACGATCTAGAACACACAAAGATTTACTTTTTCAAGAGCTCTAACGATTACCTGCATCCGGCAATATCCAAAGTTACCTCTAAACTTACAACAGGTTTTGTATACATATTAGACGATGATAATATACTGCATCCCGACTTTTATAGGGAAGTACGCAAATTGCAGTTACGAAACAAAAAGTTTAAAGGGTTGGTTTTTGATCAATTAGTAGATGGGAAAGATTTTAGCGGTTTAGGTATAAGAAAAGCACATCCCGACAATATGAAAATAGGTGAAGTAGACTCAGCTCAGGCCTTACTTCACGTTGATTTTTACAAAAAGTATGAATGGGTTGAGGAGTATGTTGCTGACTCTAGATTCTTAGAAAAAGTGTACGAAGATAACTCAGAGGATTTTGTCTTTTTGAATGAACTTCTTAGCTATTACAACTATATCTCCTCAGCTTCTCCTACACCGACTGTTCCAAAAATTCTTTACATAGGCGAAGGAGAACCAGAATTGAAATCTATACCTTGGCTTGGTCATGAGGATACCAGGTTGAACGTAAAGTATTTAAAAGACGATACTAACCTTAATCAGGTACTGTATGAGTTTAAACCTGATGGAATCATATCAAATGTATCAAACTTTTCTGATCTAAAGTACCTATGCTCTCAACCTTTCAATATCAGAAAAAAATGGTTTAATATTGATAACCAGGATCTTACTAATGTAGGGGAAACTGCATATAGAGTAGCGATGAACCAAATACTTGAAAACGATACTTCTAGTTTAGTGTCGTACTTTACTCCTACCTACAATACAGGGGAGAAGCTATGGGAAGTATTTGATTGCCTAAAGAGACAAACCTATAACAATTGGGAATGGGTAGTAGTAAACGACTCTAACGATAACGGTAAGACAGAAAATATTCTTAATAGTATAGCTAAGACGGATCCTAGAGTTAAAGTATATCAGTTCAAGAAAAATAGTGAAGGTATAATAGGAGATGTTAAATATAAAGCAGCATGTTTGTGCGAGGGAGCTTTTCTAGCTGAATTAGATCATGATGATTTCATAACAGAAGATTGTACCAACGATATAATTCAAGCTGCTAACAGATTCCCAGAATGCGGCTTTTTCTACGGTGATAGCGTTGAATTAGGATGGAACTGGGAACCATACAAATACCCGGAGGGTTTTTGCTACGGGTACGGTAAGTATCGACAGGAGTACTACAAAGACCATCTGCTAGAAGTAGTAGATACTCCAAATATTAATCCGATAACGATTCGACATATAGTCGGAGTACCCAACCATATACGGGTATGGCGTAGATCAACATACTTTGAGGCAGGTGGACACAATAGGTATCTATCAATAGCGGATGATTATGAATTAATAGTTAGAACGTTTCTAATTACTAGGTTTTGTAAAATTCCTAAACTTACTTATTTGCAACATATTTATAGCGATTCTAAAGCAGAAAACACGCATGAGACCACCAGAGCAGATATTCAACGCAGAGTTAGAACAATTGCCCTTCATTATAACGATAAAATAAAAGATAGATTTGAGGAATTGGGGCTAGCAGACTGGGCATACGGCACCCCAGTTGATAGGCTGAACAGTTTAACGCCGAGATGGGGAAAAGAGGAACAAGCGGCTAACAAGGTTTACGAATTATGATTTCCTTTATCATACCAACACTCTGGAAATCAGAATTTATACATCAGTCTATAAAGGCTATTGAGTTGGAAGAAGATACCGAACTTATAATCATAGATAATAAAAATTCTGAATACACAAATAACTCGGATAAGATAACCATTATCAAACCCAATAAAAACTTATATGTAAATCCATCATGGAACTTAGGAGTTTCTATAGCAAAAGGAGACTATATTTGCCTACTTAACGATGATATCATTTTCAATATAAAGACTCTAAAAAAGGGATTAGACCAGCTCTTACTTATAGACAGTAATTTTGGAATATTTGCTTCACATATTTTAGAAGGTTGGAATAAGAGACTTGCTATGAACAAAGACGACGATCAAATAACGATAAAGGAACTAGACGTTAGGGTTTGGGGATTTGGTATGCTGATGTTGATGAAAAAAGAAAATTACTACATGATACCTCCTGAATTTAAAGTATTTTTCGGAGACGATTTTCTTCACGCTATTAATACAGATCTACTAGGTAAAAAATCCTACTGGGCCGACGGCATGTCATACAGTGGACAATTTAGCGCATCTTCCTCAGAAGAAGAAATTGGTAAAGATTATATGATAAAAGAGGCAGCTATTTGGCCTGAGGTCATAGAAAGAGAATTTAATAAACTAAAACATTCACCACTCAAAGCGCTTTAATATGAAAACTTGTATATTTTCTCCGTTTTTTTGGAAAAAAAATGTATCCGAGACCGGCAACATACAGAGTAAGTACTTAAAAAGTATTTTCCATAACTATGAAGAATTACCAAATCTATCTCCTGATTGGAATGTTCATACCTCTTACGGTCAAGAAGATCGTCTTCCTGAAAAATTAGATTGGAATTACTCCTTAAATATATATGAAACGTATATAGATTCCTTCTTAGAAGATTTTTTTCAAACAATACCTCGATACAAGATCTCAGGTACACCCTGGTATACAGCGTACGGCCCAGGCCAGGGAGCTAATATACATGAACATCTACCGGATCATTTTTCTATAGTTCATTTTCTCAAATTTAATCCTAAGGTACACTGGCCAATAACTTTCATTAACCCCAATAATAATTCTACTAAGATACTCTTAGATAGTGAACCTTCTATTAAAAATCGTATTAATTTTGACGATAGCGAACAATCGTACTTTCATCCAAGATTTACACCTAACTTAGAAGAAGGGGATTTAATAATATTCCCATCACAATTAGAACACATGGTTGAAAAAACAACCTCAGAAGAACTCAGAATTTCTATAGCATTTAACATAAAACTATTCTAAAGTGAACAAACATTTTGTTTTTGATAAAACGGATACCAACCCGACCCAATACTACTGGTTTAAAAATGGATTTAGTCCACAAGAAGTAGCCGATATAGTAAAAGGTGTAAAAGGAATGCAAATGCAAAGAGCTACTATTGTAGGGGATGATAAAGATAATACTTTTCGTAGATCTAATATTGCATGGATTACGCAGGATGATAATTGGCACTGGTTATACGATAAACTCAAGAATATGATAACCGAAGCAAATGATGCTCTTTGGAAATTCGATTTACAATCTATGCCCGAAGGTATACAGTATACGGAGTACGATGGACGTGAAAAAGGACATTACGATGCTCATCAGGATATAGGACCGGGTATACTATCGTGGAGAAAAGTATCGATTACGGTACAATTATCTGATCCTTCTGAATATACAGGAGGTGACTTTCATATTATTACTAGTTTACAAGGCTACAGGGAGGTTCCCAAAGGCCTAGGTAATGTAACAGTTTTTCCTTCATACATGTTACATAGAGTTACTCCGGTTACAGAAGGGCTACGAAAGGTCCTAGTACTTTGGGCAGGTGGTGACCACTACAGGTAATGTGGATATTTAAAGAAAAGGTCATAGAGAGTATAGATGATATGCCGGAGAATACCTTCGGATTTATTTATCTAGTAGAACATATACCTACTGGTAGAAAGTATCTAGGAAAGAAAGTATTACAGTTTACGCGTAAGCTTCCACCCCTGAAAGGGTATAAACGCAAACGCACAGTAGTAAAAGAATCTGATTGGAAAGATTACTATGGATCTCAGGCCGAAATAAAAAAGCTTGTCAAGGAAGGAAAAGAGTCGGATTTTAAAAGAACTATTCTTAAATTTGTACCGTCGAAAAAGCTTTTAACCTACTACGAGACAAAATATCTATTTATAAACGGAGTCTTGGAAAAAGACAACGAATATATAAACGATAACATTTTAGGCAAGTTCTACAGAAAGGACTTTTTATAGTATGATAAAACTCGTAGAAGTATTACACACAATCCCCGGTATCGAATACCATCTAGAGAATAATCTTTCTCTCCATGATAACATCTACCGGTACTCATCGGACGCTTTTGTAGAATTATTTGCCGAAGCAAGAAAGCTTGTAAATGAAGGCGCAATCCAACTCTCAGAAGAAGATCTAAATCTTTTAGAAACTACAGATATTGGAGAGTATGGAATTTTTGAAGGGGAAAAAGTACCTTTAGACCTTCCTATGGTCGATGAGGCTGAGTATAGAGGTAGAAACGTACCTCTCAATAAACCTAAAAGAGGCGGGCCTAAAAAATTCTTCGTATACGTTAAAAATAAAAAAGGCAACGTAGTCAAAGTAAACTTCGGAGACTCAGGCAACCTGTCTGTTAAAATTAATGAGCCCGGCGCCAGAGCCTCTTTTGCAGCCCGTCATAACTGCGATAAGAAAAAAGATAAAACAAAAGCCGGTTACTGGTCATGCAATATTGGCCGTTACTGGAAGTCATTAGGAGGAAATAGAAACTTTAGCGGATACTGGTAATATAATGGCAACATCACATCATAAAAGAAGACACCCTCACAAAAAGCCTAGCAAAAAGAAGTTTCTTAAGAGAATGAAACTTATTAAAGCAAACTTAGAGGTTTTAAAACAGCTTGATGAAGGAAGCAAGACCTTACAAGGAGATTAGAGAAGATAGTTCTCGAATAAGAGAATTCGATCAGAATATTTCTGAAGATGAACTAGTCTGGCATAGAGATGAAGAAGACCGTATAGTCATTGCTCTAGAACCCACAGACTGGCTTTTTCAGTTCGACAATGAACTGCCCCAGCCCATTACAAGCATATTTATACCAAAGGGAGCATACCACAGGGTAATAAAAGGCTCTGGGACCCTTAAAATTAAAATAAAGGATCCGAACGACTGTAAGTGTTCCGATTGTAAATGTGCAAAATAAATGGCTAAAAAAACTCTTTTAAGCGAGAAAGTTGTTAAACCGAAAATTAGAAGAAAAGGAGTTCATTCTAAGAACAACACAAGCGGATTAAAAGCTTCTCGTAATTATAGGAAAGCCTATCGAGGCCAAGGCCGGTAGACCTATGAAGCTCTATAGAATTATATCAGAGATATTACAGTACGATCCTGATTTTGAGGATCAGGTCGATAAGTTAAAGGATCAAGGAGCAAAGTACATAGGCTCTGGAGATTACGGAGCAGCATATCTACTTAATGGTAGAATATATAAAGTAACAACAGATGAGCTGGAGCTAGAACATGCCAAAAAGCTCAAAAGAAAGAAGACAAATAATTTTGCTTACATCTACGATGTTAGTGTGATCAAGCCTAAGCTTGGTATCATTCAAATGGAAGTACTTGGTGAATTCAAGGAAGCAGAAGTTCCTGACGAATTTGCAGACGCCGTAGAAAGAGAAGCAGAAAGATTTGGCATAGACCCAGATGAATTAGACATCCGACCCAGTAACGTCATGGTAAGACAGGATGGAGCACTTCGACTAGTTGACATTTAGAAGTCTCGTTCTTATCTTAGACTATATTGGGTTATATATGGATTATTCTATACTACTTGGTTATATAGAGAATCTCTTAGGTAAGGGGTCTCCGCGAGCAAGGGATAACTATGCATTCCATTGCCCTTTTTGTAATCATCGTAAGCCTAAGCTTGAGATTAAAATGGCTACAGATGAGAAAGGAGGCAATCCATGGGAATGTTGGGTTTGCAATACACGCGGACTTACCATCAAGTCTCTACTTAAGCAGCTAAAAGTTCCTAGGGACACAGCTGTTGAGATTTTAAATCATGTACGTAAGGGTGAGAAAGTATACTACGAAGAAAATACCGTAGTTAAGCTTCCTGAAGAATTTCAACCCCTCTTCTTAGCCTCACAGCAAAGCGTTATAGCTAATAAGCTCAGAAATTACCTGTACGCAAGAGGTCTTTCAGACACCGATATTATTCGGTACAACATAGGATACTGTACGAAAGGAGAGTATGAAGGTAGACTTATCATTCCATCCTACGATGAGAATAATCAACTCAATTATTTTGTAGGACGTACGTACGAGAACTCCTACATCAAGTATAAGAATCCTCCTTCGAGTAGGGATGTGATTATATTTGAAAATACTATCAATTGGAATAAGCCTATTGTATTAGTAGAGGGAGTCTTTGATGCTATGGCTGTTCGTAGAAACGCTATTCCAATTCTAGGTAAGAACATAGCACCCAGGCTTATTAAGAAAATTATATCTTCCAACGTCGAAGACATATACATTGCGTTAGATAAAGATGCACTTAAGAGAGCAATCTCTTTCAGTGAAAAATTCCTAAATATGGGAAAGAAGGTTTACCTGGTAGAGCTAGACGATAAAGACCCAAGCGAGATGGGTTTTGAAACCTTCACCAAACATATACAAAATGCTCAAGAGCTAGAACTATCAGGGCTCATGAGATACAAATTCGAATTATTATGATTTCTAAAGGAACCAACATCCTGCGGGAGAACTCCAAAAAACGATTAAAGTTTAACCCGGAACTTCAGCAGATAAACTTCCTGGACCGCCGCGTATACAAACGAGGTGAAGACCTCTACTATCCTTCGGTTACTACTATTCTTCAGTATATGCCGAAGAATAAGTTTTTTGAAACCTGGCTTAAAGATGTAGGACACAACGCCGATCACATCATGAAAAGAGCTGGTAAAGAAGGTACTCAGGTTCACGAAGCGGTAGAAAAGCTGTTGGACGGAGAAGAGGTTTCTTGGATGGATGAATTTGGAAATGCTAGATACAACGAACTTGTTTGGGGAATGGTAATGAAGTTTGTAGAGTGCTGGAAAGCTCTAGATCCCGAACTAATAGCTACAGAAGAGTTCACATTCTCAGATGAACATAAGTATGCTGGAACGGCCGATATTGTTTGTAAATTTAATGATGAGGTTTGGCTCTTAGATATCAAAACTTCTAACTCCCTTCACAAATCATATGATCTTCAGTTAGCAGCGTATGCCAAGGCATGGGAAGAGCAAACTGGACAGAAAATTGATAAAACTGGTATCATCTGGCTAAAATCTTCCAAAAGAGGGCCTAGCCGAAAAGAAGGAGTCTTTCAGGGACATGGATGGGAATTAAAAGTTGTCGAAGATATAGATGAGAATTTTGAACTCTTCAAACTTATCTATAAATTATATGCATTAGAGAACCCAACAACCGAACCTATTTATAAAGAGTACCCTACCGCTCTACGACTTTAAATATGAAAAAACTACTTTTGATTCCTCTCCTGTTTTTACTAAGCGGATGCTATACAGTCCTTTCTCCGTCTGTTGGAATTAGAAGTAATGTACGCCCCGGAGTGGAAGTTTACTACGACTGGTACACTTCCTACCCTACTGTTTATTTTGCTCCATATTTCTATTACCCTAGATGGAATAGAGTAGTATACACTAATTACTACGAGTTCAATAACCACTATTACAGTTACCATAAAAGACGTCCGGTACAGGATACTTACGTAAACAAAACCTATACTTCTAGATCCTCTAATCAAGGTAAAAGCAGAAACACTATTACCAGATCTAATACTGCAACTCGGAGTACCCCAAGGTCGGTTGAGAATACTAGATCAACGGAAAAAACTACTACAAGATCCTCAACTAGAAGTACACCTAGAACATCAACGGCTCGCTCTTCACAACCTAGATCAACTACCAGATCTGCTGAAAGATCAAGCTCTAGAACAACTGAACGTAGAACTCCAAGAAAGAAAGACTCATGAAGTTAACTAAAATTTTATTAGAACAAGACGGACGTCCCAAAGTTCTTATTATGGGCGGCGGAGGCGGAGCCGGGAAAAGCTACGTGCTAGACCAGATTAGGATTCCATCTGGAGTTGAGATTTTTAACCCAGACAAATACGTCGAGTCGGACAATCTACACTTAACTGTAGCATCTCGAATGGTCGACGCAGAAGTAGAAAAAGCCAAGGAAGAAAGACGTAATTTTGTTTGGGATACTACAGCTGCTAATAAGCAAAAAGTTCTCGATCTTATGGAAGCCGGGTACGATGTAATGATGATTATGGTGTACACACACCCAATCATTTCGTTTATATCCAACTTTCAGAGAGACCGTAAGATTCCTAAAGCAGGAGTTGTTTCCACTTGGGCTAACGTATATAGCTTAGTCGACGACTACGAAAAGCTCCTTGGAGAGAATTTTCTTCTCTTTGTTAATCTCAGAGGGGATAAGTACAACAAAGAAATGGAGGCATTTAACAAAGCTGCTAAAAAAGGAGGTCGAGGTATCTATGATTATCTCAACGATATGATGTCTGCCGACCCTGAGGCTTATGCTAGCACTTTCAGAACCTCGTACGATATCGAAGATCCAGAAGCTTTAAAAGCATACGAAGAAGAAACTAAAGGTATAGACTTCGACAGAGATGATGAATCGCTAGTTAAGCAGCTTAAAAAATACTTCATGACCACGTACGAAAAGAAAGGAGTAGGACCAGGAGCTGATAGAATGGCCAAAAAAGTTGACTCAATCGTTACTCAGAGAGATAAAGAAGCTGACCGGTACATGGGGGATCTAGATAAGATTGCCGATATGCTGAACAGCTCTAAATTCCAGAACATGATGGAATCTGACTCTATTAACGACATTAAAACTAAAGTAAACCAGTTCTTCAAATGAGCGGTATAGCCCTTCTACCTGGAGGATTTAAACCTCCTACGTTAGGACATTTTAGTTTAGCTAGAGATTTAGCTACTAACTCCTTTGATTTGGCAAAGGTAGATGGGGAGAGATTGGACGTTGCCGAGAAACCAGAAGATATCAAAGTAGATAAAGTTCTGGTTCTTATCGGAGTAAAAGAAAGAAACGGTATTACGTCCAAGGAAAGCAAACGCATTTGGGACATCTATAAGAAGCACCTTCCTAGCAATGTAGAAATAATTGAGACGGGTACCAATCCTATGAACTACTCTAAGGATTCGGTAGTAAAAAAGAACCCGGATACGCAATACTATGCAATTGTCGGTCTTAGATCATCTGAAGATCTTCCTGATTTAGGAAGAGCGACAACCTATACAAATTACCCCAACGTAGAAGTATTACCTGTTCTTGGAAAGTATACAGAAGTTAGAGCATCTTCTCTTAGAGATGCTATCCTAAACGGAAACGAGAAGGAAATCAAAAAGTTTCTTCCTCAAGAACTTTCTGATAAAGAGTTACAGACCGTAATAGAAATTATTAAAGGAAGCATTATGAGAGAGCAAATCGAAGCTAAGATGTCGGACGCTATTGGAAGAGTTTTTGACTCTTTTGCAACAGTAGAGGAAGGCAGTTCAGGAGCACCCATTGCAGCAATGTCTGCTATTCCCTCCGATGAAAGGGCAAGACTGATTCATCTATATCATGATCTAAAAGATCAAATACCGGACGGTTTTAGAATCGAGTTCATGCAGAATAAGATTGAGATTTCCATCAAGCATGAAGGAGAGATTAGCTATGATTATACGCCGTATATGGGATCTATATTGGAACATATGCTAGATCAGGGAATGAAAATCCTACCTCTTCCAGAAGTTAAAATTAGAAAAGATCTAGCTGAAGCATCTGATATTTTCGGCAAGACAGCTTATTACGATCCCGGTAAAAAAGAGATCGTATTATATGTTAGCGGAAGACATCCTAAGGATGTGCTTAGATCATTTGCTCACGAAATGATTCACCACAAGCAGAACCTTGAAGAAAGATTACAGAACATTCAGACTACTAATACAAACGAAGACGGAAACTTACAGGAGCTAGAACAAGAAGCATACCTGATGGGTAATATGATGTTTAGAACATGGGAGGATAAAATTAAAAATGAAAACGCTTAAAGATTTATTTGAGGTAGAAGATCCGAAACCGGAGTACGAGCTGTTCTGCGACATGGACGGAGTTTTAACTAACTTTGATGCTCGCTTCGAACATTATGCCGGTATGTTGCCGGATAAGTATGAGGACAAATACGGAACAGCTGCTTTTTGGGAACTTGTAGATAACAAGGTTGGTTTGAAGTTCTGGTCAGAAATGCCCTGGACACCTGGCGGTAAAAAGCTATGGGACTTTATCAAACCGTATAACCCTAAACTTTTAACTTCTCCTTCTAAAAACGAAGTATCGAGATTAGGAAAAAATACCTGGGTAAAGAATAACCTCAATCCTCAACCTAAAGTCATCTTCAAGTACTCGAAAGAAAAGCAAGACTATGCTCACAAGAATGCTATTCACATTGATGACAGAGAAGATATCATTCAGAATTGGAACAGTGCCGGTGGAATAGGTATTCTTTGTCCTAAGAATGGAGATACCCAAGTAGTAATAGATAAGCTCAAAGAGCTAGGATACAAATAGTTTTATGGCAGATAATGTTT